AACTTGCCCTATCGAGATTCAACTCGTTACAAAACACTTCCAAAAAATCAGATTCACTTTGGAAGCCAACACCGGGAAAACATCAAATCAGATTAGTTCCCTACAAATTCAATAAAGATATTCCTTTCATTGAATTATTCTTTCACTACAACATTAACAACAAAACTTATTTGAGTCCTGCATCATTCGGCAGACCTGACCCAATTGTTGAATTCGCTGAAAAACTTAAACGTACAGGCGATACTGATGATTGGAAAGCAGGTAAGAAGATGGAGCCAAAATTGAGAACTTTCGCACCTGTTATCGTAAGAGGTAAAGAGAACGAAGGTGTTAAGTTTTGGGGATTTGGTAAGACGGTTTATCAGGATATCTTAGGATATATCGCTGACCCGGATTACGGAGATATCACAGACCCAATGAATGGTAGAGATATCGTTGTAGAAATTCAATCCGCTGAAGATTCAAATGCAGCTTATCCAACAACAACTATTCGTGTTAAACCTTCTCAATCTAAATTAGCAGAGAGCGCTGACCAAATTCAATCTCTTTTGGAAAATCAAAAGAACATTACCGAATTGTATTCAGAGTTATCTTATTCAGAATTGAAAGGTGTATTGGAAAATTGGTTGAACCCAGGTTCAGCAACTACTGGCACCGATGAGGTTGTTGAGGAATTGGAAGCTCCGAAAGCAGCACCAAAACAACAAACAAAAGTATCAGCTGATTTAGGTGGTACGCAGGAAGTTGGTGATTTGCCTTGGGAAAAAGAAGAAGCATCTGCACCAAAGGTGAAAGATGATGTAGCATCAGCATTTGATGATTTATTTAACAATTAATAATAGGTTACATTATGGCCAAAGTACAAGAGGATTTAGCGAGCATTCTCGCTGACTCATTAAACAAACAAAATAAGGATGGTAGAATTGCATACTTCCTAAACGATGGTGGGGGTGATGCTCCTACTAACGTAAAAGATTGGGTATCTACGGGTAACGCTCTTTTGGATGTAGCAGTTTCTAATAGACCTTATGGTGGTTTGCCAGTTGGTCGTATAGCAGAAATTACGGGCTTAGAGCAGAGTGGAAAATCTCTGCTCTCCGCCCATCTGTTAGCTGAAACACAAAAGAAAAATGGAGTAGCCGTATTGATTGATACCGAAACCGCCGTTAATAGGGAGTTTTTGGAAGCAATTGGTGTTGATATTTCAAAGTTACTATACGTTTCAGTAGATACGGTTGAAGGTATTTTTGAAGCTTGTGAAACAATCATTGAGAAAGTTAGAACAGGTGATAAAAACCGATTGGTAACTATCGTAGTAGATTCAGTAGCAGCAGCATCTACAAAGAAAGAGTTAGAAGCTGATTACGATAAAGATGGTTACGCAACTGATAAAGCAATCATTATCTCCAAAGCGATGAGAAAGATTACGAATATGATTGGTAGACAAAACATTTGTTTAGTGTTTACCAACCAACTTCGTCAAAAGATGAACGCAATGGCATTTAGTGACCCTTGGACAACATCAGGCGGTAAAGCATTAGCATTCCATGCTTCTGTTAGATTCCGTTTGAAATCTATGGGACAACTTAAAGTGGGTGATAAGATTATTGGTATCAAAGTAAGAGCACAGGTTATCAAAAATCGCTTAGGACCACCATTGAGGCATGCAGATTTCTCTATATTCTTTGATAGAGGAATTGATAACTATGGAAGTTGGTTGGGAGTTATGAAAGATAACAAATTAGTAAAGCAAGCAGGTGCATGGTATGAATATATTGACACTGATACTGGTGAGGTTATCAAATTCCAATCAAAAGATTTCGCAGAAATTCTTAAAAACGAAGATTTAAAAGACCAAATTTATCGTAAGATATGTGAGGTTACAATTTTACAATATAAAAGTTCCGCTTCAGAGGAAGTTGATATAACAACGGATGTAGCAAATGAGTCAGATTAATAAGAAGTATTTAGATATACTAAAACAAATAGATGAAGAACATAAGAGTTTTGGAGATTTACAAAAGAATTCTAAAACACTAATCATTGATGGTCTTAATACCTTCATTCGTTCTTGGTCAACCGCACCAAATCTAAACGATAATGGTGACCATATTGGAGGCATAGTCGGTACTTTAAAAAGTATCGGCTACGCTATCCGTACTTTAAACCCAACCCGATGTATCATTGTATTCGATGGCAAGGGTGGTTCAAAAAGCAGACAAAATATTTACGCTGGCTACAAAGCCGATAGAGCTAAAAACAAAATCCGCCTTAATCGTGCCATCACTGTGGATATGAATCCCGAAGATGAGCAAATTTCTATGAGAAGGCAGATGGTTGGATTAGCTGAACTATTAACAGCCCTACCTGTAACTCTAATGGTTTATGATGGTATTGAGGCTGATGATGTTATTGGGTATGTAGCAACTCAACTTAGAAAAGAAGATGAGAAGGTTATAATTATGAGTTCCGATAAAGATTTTTTACAATTGGTAAACAAAGATGTATCGGTTTATTCGCCAACAAAAAAGAAAGTTTACAATATTGATGAGGTTAAAGAGGAATATGGATTTCACCCACATAACTTTATTAATTTCAGAATGATTGATGGTGATAAATCAGATAGTATTGAAGGTATCACAGGTTTAGGAGCTAAAACAATCATAAAAGCATTTCCACTTCTTACCGAAGAAACTACACATACAACCGAAACAATGGTTGAATATGTAAATACTTTAGATAAGAAAACAAAAGCACATGAATTGTTTTTAAATAATTTGGAAATCTGCGAAAGAAATCGTAAATTGATGCAATTATCAGAACCAGAGTTTAGTGGTAACCTTAGAATGAAAATTATGGATAGATACGATGAACCAATTACGAAGTTTGAGAAGCAAGAGTTCCTTAAATTAGGATTGAAACATCGTATGTTAGATTCATTCCCAAATGTATTAGACTGGTTACAATCAACATTTTCACATTTATCAAAATTTTAAAATAAGTTATGGCAGACAAAGTAGCACAACCAATTGGAGATAGAGTTCTCCTAAAAGAATTAGAACAACAAAATGATAGAACTGCAGGTGGTATCATTATTCCAGAAAGTGCAAAATTGGAAGATGTAAAGCGTGCAGAAGTTATTAAAGTAGGACCCGGCATTTATACACAAAGTGGAGTATTGATTCCAATGAGTGTAACCGAAGGTGATGAAGTGATTCTCCCACCATACCATCAGGGTAATGAGGTAAAAATCAATGGAGAAAAATATACTCTATTAAGAGAATCTGAAATTTTAATGGTATTAAAATAATTTTTAAATTAAAACATGGAGAAAAAACTATGAAGTGTATTAAATGTATTAAAGTAGCTAAGGGCTATGAATTAGATGAAATCCGCAGAGTATCAGATAACGATGCGGAAGAAAGAGTAAAAGGTGGTTATTGGAAATTTATTCCAAAATCAGAATGGAAGCTTGCAACTCGCAAACCAAAGACCGTACAAGTAGCCGACCAAGTCGCCGACCAAGCTACCGACCAAGTAGAAAAGCAATCAAAAAAGAAAAAAGTTAAAGCATAATGGAAGCAGTAGATACATTGGTAAAATATGGTCAATCGTATCAATCTAAAGTTGTTGCTTCCCTTATCACAGATGTTAAGTTTTTAGAACAGGTAAACGAAATCACTAAACCAACATTCTTTGAATCAGAAGCTAATAAATGGATTGTTGGAGAAATATTGTCTTATTTCAACGAATATCGAGCAGTTCCTACAATGGAAGTGTTTAAGATTAAAGTTGGTGATATCGAAGATAAAGTTCTTAAACAAACCACTATTGAGCAATTAAAGCACGTATATTTACAAGTCGGTTCTGAAGATTTACCATATGTTAAGAATGAATATCTTACATTTGCTAAAAACCAAAAAGTAAAAGATGCACTTTTAAAATCAGTAGAATTACTGAAAGCAGGTCAATATGATAAAATCATAGATACAATGACCGCTGCATCTAAGGTTGGTGTTGAAAATGATTTAGGATTGGATTACATCGATAATTTTGAATTGATTATGGAAGATGTAAAACGTAATTCCGTATCAACAGGTTGGGAGGTTATTGATGAATTAATGGATGGTGGTTTAGGACCAGGTGAATTGGGTGTTGTAATGGCGCCTTCGGGCATAGGTAAGAGTTGGTTCTTATCTAAGATTGCATGTTCGGCAGTTCAAAAGGGTATGAATGTTTTACATTACACTTTGGAATTATCCGAAAACTATGTAGGACAAAGATATACCACAATTCTTACAGGCGTACAAACATCGGAACATAAGCAAAAGAAAGATGAAATTATTCGTAAGATTAAGAATACGCCAGGTAGAGTTCGTATCAAATACTATCCACCACAATTTGCATCTTCAAAAACCCTTTCAGCTCACATTGAGAAATTAAAAACAATGGGGTATAGTCCTGATTTAATTATCATTGATTATGCTGATTTGTTAAAATCTTCAGATAGAGGTAGAGATGGTTTATATGCAGAGTTGGGTGGTATTTATGAGGAACTTAGAGGATTGAGTGGTGAAATGGGTATTCCAATTTGGACAGCAACACAAACGAATAGAGCAGCAATTGACCACGAAGTTATTCAAGCAGATAGTGTAGGTGATTCATATAAGAAAGTTCAAACCGCTGACTTCATTATGAGTGTTAGTAGAAAGACTAAAGATAAATTATCGAACACAGGCCGTATCCACATCGTTAAGAATCGATTTGGGCCTGATGGGATGACATTCCCTGCTAAGATTGATACTTTTCACGGAGTTATGGATGTGTTTGCAGCTAACTCCGCTGATGGTGTTATAGCTACAAAAGATTCTAAAAACGGAGAAAATTTAGAGAAGAAATTATTACATAAAAAGTATGTGGAGAACATGGGATAACCTGACGAAAAGTCATATAAAATTTTCTAAAGAAAAGAGGAAATTTTAATTTGAGACGTATAGTTATACTTACACTTCAAAAGAAAATAGAATTATAAGATGAGCAAATTATTTACAGAAAGAATCCCATTCAAGCCGTTTGAATACCCAGAGTATTATACGGAAGGATGGTTAAAACAAATGCAGGCGTTTTGGTTACATACGGAGATACCGATGCAAGGTGATGTTAAAGATTGGAACGAAAATTTATCAAAAGAAGAAAAGCATTTAGTTGGTAATATTCTTTTAGGTTTCGCTCAAACCGAATGTGCAGTAAGTGATTATTGGACTGGTATGGTTACCAAATGGTTTCCAAAGCATGAGATTAGACAAATGGCTATGGCATTTGGTTCACAAGAAACTATACATTCAGTAGCCTATTCTTATCTTAATGAAACATTAGGATTAGATGATTTCGAAGGTTTCTTACATGATGAAACAATGAAAGAACGTTTCGAATTACTTACTAATACCACAGCAGATTGGACACCTAAAGATTTAAAAACAAATCCAAAAGCTAGAATCGAAGTTGGTAAAAGTTTAGCAATCTTTTCGGCATTTGCGGAAGGTGTAGCACTTTATTCATCATTTGCAGTTCTTTATAGTTTCCAAATGAGAAACCTATTAAAAGGTATTGGACAACAAATGAAATGGAGTGTTAGAGATGAATCGTTACACTCAAAGATGGGTTGTCAATTATTCAGACATATGTGTGAAGAATATCCCGAATTGTTAGAAGAAGCTAAAGCTGATATTTACAAAGCAGCTGAAATCATTAGAGATTTAGAACACAAATTTATTGATAAGATTTTTGAAATGGGTGATTTGGACAATCTTAAAAAAGATGACCTAAAAGAATTCATTACAAAAAGAGTTAATGAAAAATTAGCAGAATTGGGATACAATCCGATAGTTGGAGGTGATGATTATTTTGAATTCGATGAAAAGAAAGCATCTGAATTAGATTGGTTTTATCACTTAACAGGAGGAGTAACACATACCGATTTCTTCGCAATCAGACCAACTGATTACTCTAAGGCAGGAGAAGGTGAAAATTGGGATGATATATTTTAAATTAAAGTTATGAAGAATTACGGAGAAGAATTAGGCTGGGAATTAGATGTCGATTTTCCATCGTGGGGAAATACGGAAATCTACGTTAAAACAATATCAAAAGGATATTTGTTACCAGGAGAAAAACCAAAAGATGCATATTGGAGAGTAGCCACTACAGTTGCAAAAAGATTAGATAAACCACAATTGGCTACAAAATTTTTTGATTATATTTGGAAAGGTTGGTTGTGTTTAGCAACTCCCGTATTATCAAATACTGGCACCGATAGAGGATTACCAATATCGTGTTTTGGTATCGATGTTGG